GCCGGCAAGTCCGGCGCGTTCGTGGCCGAGTACAAGAACGGCCTGCGCGCCATCATCAAGCTGGCGGTGAAGCGCAACGCGCAGGGGAAGACCACGCAGCGCGACCTGGAGGTGCGGTCACAGCCGCGGCGCGAGGTGGCCTTCTACAGGCTTGCACAGCTTCTCGGCTTCGAAGAGCGTGTGCCCGAGACCGTGCTGACGCGCCTCGACCACACCGAGGCATCCGCGCAGCTCTTCGTGCGCGGCAAGATGCTCTCCGAGCTGGAACCGCGGATGGACCACGAGCTGGCCACCGAGAATCACGCCGAGTGGTCGCGGCTCCTGCGCAAGACCTGCCATCGGGCTCCGCAGGAGGAGTGGCTTCAGCTCCTGATCCTCGATCTGATCGCGGCTTCGCGCGACCGCCACGCCAACAACGCTGGCCTCCTGATGTCGTTCGACGACCAGCAGCGTCCGGTGTGGCACGTGGTCGGATGGGACAACGCCTGCGCATTCGGCCTCACCTTCGACCGCTACCACAACGTCTTCCACAAGAACCTCTTCCGCTACACGGTCAACCTGTCGCGCTACTGGCCGCTTCTGGAGCGCCTGACGATGGCGGACTTCAACCGGGCGCTCAGCGACTACCTGGACCACAAGGAGGTGCGGCACGCGTACCTCCGGCTTCAGTGGGTCCTGGAGTACAGCTATAAGCTGCCGTGGAAGCTCATGAGTGGCGGTCTGCCGTGGCAGGGCAACGACAACTCCAATGGCTTTCCGTCCTACAGCGACTTCTTCACCTCGTTGACGCCACAGCGGCTGGCCAGTAGCCTCGCGGTTGTAGGCTGACCTTCTGGTATAGTGAGGGCCATGAAGAGCGCGCTGGAGCAGTTACTGGAAGAGGACACCTTCACGGTGTACCTGCCCAACCAGTGTGACCTGCTGAAGGCGGACCGTGGGGAGACCGGCGCAGACGGCTCGGACCGGAAGATCGGCGGCTACTGCTCAACGCAGGACCTGGACCGGCAGGACGAGATCGTTCTGGCGCGCGGTCTCGACTTCAGCGAGTTCATCAACTTCGGCTACTTCAACGACAACCACCGGCAGGAGACGGCCGCGCAGGTCGGATGGCCGACGCTTGCGCGCCTGGACAAAGGCGAGCGCTGGTGGGTCGAAGGCTACTTCTGGAAGTCCGGCGCCTACAAGCTCGCGGACGAGATCTGGACGCTGGCCAAGGCCATGCGCGACTCCGGATCTCCGCGGCGGCTCGGCTTCAGCATCGAAGGCAAGGTTCTTCAGCGCAACGGCGAGCGCCGCATCGTGCGCGCCAGAGTGCGCGATGTGGCCGTCACGGCGAAGCCGGTCAACACGAAGTGCACCTGGAACATCCTGGCCAAGTCCTTCGCGCCGATGGACCAGGTGCAGAAGGCCCTGACGGCGTCCTACAGCCATCCAGCCATGGCAGGCGGCGCCGTGATGGTGCCGGAGTCGCTCGATGGCCTCGTGATCCGCCGCAAGAACCCGCTGAGCTTCGAGCAGGCGCTGGAGAAGGTGCAGCGTCGCTATCCGCACTTCAACAAGTCCACCTGCGAGCGCGTGGTGCGTCTCGCATTCGAGAGAGCCGGTAAGGCTCAGTAGGAAGGAGACCGCTCATGCCGAACCAGCCGCAGAATCCGCTCAACGCCGGCCCCTCGCCGATGATGCTCGTCGATGCCGATGGCAACGCGCTCGGCACCCTGGCCAACCCGCTGGTCCAGAAGATCAGCGGCCAGAACCTCGACGGCACCAACGTCAAGACCTACACCGACGGCACCACCGCCGGCCCGGCGATCCCCATCGAGATCAACATCGCCGTGCCGGACGGCGCCACCGGCAACATCGACACCGTCTACCAGGGTCCGAAGTTCGAGATCACGAAGGCGTGGCTCCAGAAGCGCAGCGCCAATTCCGGCGCCAACGCCAACACCATCCAGATCCTGAAGGCGGCGGCGGCCATCACCGAGGCGCTGTCCATCAACGGCACCAACGACACGGTGGTCAAGGACTTCGCGCAGATCGACGACGCCAACAGCACCATCAGCCCCGGCGACACCATCCGCATCACGCGCACCAAGGCCGGCGGTGACGTGGCCTGCCTCGTCACCATCCACGGCGTCGCTCGCGCCTAGTAGGCCGCAGTAGAAGAGCACTCCGCACCCCAATGGCCTCTCCGTGGTAGAACGAAGGGGCTGAAGAACCAAGGAGAGACGCCATGTCCAAGACCGACAACCTGATCAAGTTCGAGGCCAACGGCCTGAAGCGAGTCGGCGTGTCCGAGTCCTTCACCGTTCCGGCCGTGCGCAGCCGCAGCGCCGCGGCCGTGCTGCTGTACGGCAGCGCGCTCGACACCGTGCTGAACGTCGGCGGCGGCCAGATCTTCGCCTGCTACACCGACGCGGCGCAGGCCACGCCGGAGCAGAGCACGCTCGACCTGTCGTGGCGCCTGGAGCCGGGCGACGTGGTCACGTGCTCGGCCGTCGGCGCCACCGTGGCCGGCAAGATCGACGTGAAGGTGAACGGCCAGCTCATCTTCCAGATCACGGCCACCGCGGTCGGCGGCGTCCTGCTCGTCACCCGGTAGTCGGCGAGTCAGAACGCAGCACAACGACCAGAAAGGAGCACGCCAATGGCGGGCAAGAACACCGAAGACCCCACGCTCGATGAGAGCGATCTGCTGAAGTCGCTGGACGAGCTGGAGCGGCTCACCAAAGGCGACGACCTCCAGGCGCAGGACACGGAGGGCGGCATGTCGACCGAAGGCTCGACGCTCTCCAGCGCCGCCAAGGGCAACCGCGGCGGCAAGCCGGACCTGTCGAAGCGCACCAGCGCCTCCGACATGGCCACCTCCGGCGCCGACTCCAGCAGCGGCATGGAGAAGGGCGGCGACGAGGACGAGGACGACGAGTCGGGCGACGACGACGGCTCCGAGGACGACGAGTCGGAGGAGGACGTGGCCTCCAAGTCCTTCACCGATGGCGTCCGCGGCAACGCGGCGGTGCGCCAGTCGGTCGAGGTGAGCGACTTCTGCAAGGGCCTCGTGGCCGAGTACGGTGACGCTCTCACCGTGCTGGAGAAGGCGCTCTCCAAGCGCACCGCGCGCCTCCAGAAGGGCCTCCAGGAGAGCCGCGAGGCGACGCTGCGCTTCAACACGCGGCTCGCCAAGGCGCTCGTCCACGTCGGCACGCAGAACGCGCGCATCGAGCGCAAGCTGGACCACCTGCTGAACCAGCCGAACGTGCCGCAGCGCCGCACCGCGCTCTCCAAGAGCGAGGTGAGGCCGGCGCCCTTCAGCGAGTCGGATCGCGCCGATCCGGCGGCCTTCAAGGACTACCTCTTCAAGGCGCTCAGCAAGGCGCCGGAGGCCGAGCGCGGACCGCTCGGTGATCTCATCATCATGGCCGAGTGCAACGGCTTCATTCCGGAGCAGTGCGGCCTCATCGACGCCTCACCCGACATGCAGCGTCTGGTGAAGTCGTTCATGGAGGAGTCGGCGGCCTAGCCGTACGACCGGAAAGGAACGGGTACAAGCCATGAGTCTCGGTGGAATCGTCTCCCTGAACGACTATCGCTCGGCAGATCCGGGCTTCGGCGCGTTCGGCATCTCCACGCGGCAGGACGTGGAGGAGCTGAACAAGGCGCTCACGGTCGGCAACCAGAGCCCGCGCATGGACGGTGGCAACGTCATGCGCGTGGAGTCGCTGGAGCAGACCATGCGCATCCTCATCTTCAGCGAGCAGCACCTGAAGCTGATGCGGCGCCTCGGCAAGCGGCCCGCCTACTCCACGGTCGAGGAGTACAACCTCCAGACCAGCTACGGCGGCCGCGGCAAGCCGTGGATCCGCGAGCAGGAGACGCCGCAGGCGCAGGACGCCAGCTACCTGCGGCGCGCGGCCTACGTGAAGTTCCTCGGCACCACCCGCGGCGTCAGCCACGTCGCCACCCTGGTCAAGCCGGCGCACGGTCCGCTCGTCGCGCTGGAGACCAAGAACGGCGCCATCTGGCTGATGGCCGCCACCGAGCAGGCCTGCTTCTCCGGCCGCTCGGACGTGGTGCCCGAGGCGTTCGACGGCATCTTCAAGCTCACGCTCGACGATCCGACGGCGCGCAAGAAGAACATCATCGACTGCCGCGGCGGCATCATCACGCCGGACCTGGTCGACCTCGCCGCGCAGATCATCACCGACGCGACCGGCGTGCCCAACTACATGACGCTGGCCACCCGCGCGCAGTCGGACCTCGGCAAGCAGTACCTCTCCAAGGAGCGCGTGCCGGCCGGCGCCGGCTCCGGTCGCGTGGGCCAGGTGGTCCGCGAGATCGACACCGTGGCGGGCATCATCCCGCTGGAGGCGTCGCTGTTCGTGCGCTCCGGCAAGGAGGACGACCTGTCGCGCACCTTCCCGACCAGCGCCACCGCGCCGCGCGCTCCGGCCGCGCCGACGCTCGCGCTGGCCGCCAACGCCGGTCCGATCTCGACCGGTGGCGACGACGGCAAGGGCAGCCAGTTCGGTGTCGGCGACGTCGGCACCTTCCGCTACGTCGTGACCGCGCTGAACCGCTTCGGCGAGTCGGCCGCCTCGGCGGAGCAGTCGGCCTCCATCGCCGCGAAGGGCGACGCCATCACGCTCACCATCACCGACGGCGGCGGCACCGACGGCGCCACCGGCTACCGCATCTACCGCAGCCTCGTCGGTGGCGCGGCCAACAGCGAGATCTTCATGTGGGAGGTGCCGCGCGTCGGCGCCGCGTCCGCCACCGTCTACCAGGACCTGAACGAGTACCTTCCCGGCACCTCGCAGGCCTACATGCTCCAGAACAACCTGGAGGCGCTCGCCTGGGTCCAGCTCGCGCCGATGATGAAGATCGCGCTCGGCACCAGCGGCCCGAACATCAACTGGATGCAGCTCCTCTACGGCGTCCTGATCGACTACGCGCCGCGCAAGCACGTGGTCTTCAAGAACGTCCAGGACGGGTAGCCGCCATCCGGTGAAGCTCCAGTAGTCCAGTAGTGACCGTCAGGAGCGCCGCCGGCCATCATGCCTGCGGCGCTCCTGTTGTTTGGAGACCCAACAGGAGAAGAGCCATGAGCAACGACAACGCCAAGGTCCGCATCCTCGTCGTCAGCGAAGAGCTGGCGCGCAGCAAGCACTCCAGCCGGTGGGGCGAGATCCGTTTCAACCGCCTCGGCCAGGGCGTCGTGACCGTCGACGCCGGCACCGAGGAGGCGCAGATGGCCATGATGGAGGCGCTGAAGTGGAAGCCGCGCATCATGACCGCCGACGACATCATCGAGATGGATCCGGAGGACGCGCCGGCCGAGGCACGCGCGCAGGCCATGGCCGAGATGGACAAGCGGCTGGCCGTCATGCGCGAGCTGAACGACGAGCTGAAGGGCCGCCAGGAGGCGATCGACAAGCGCTTCGAGGAGATCAACGAGGCGCTGGAGGCGATGCGCGATCTGAAGGAGGACCTGGAGGGCGTCGACGTGGCGGCGCTCAAGAAGGTGCAGGCGGCGCTCCAGGACCGCGAGGACACGCTGGCGCGTGCCGAGAAGGCGCTGTCCGAGCGCGCCAACCAGCTCGACGAGCGCGAGCTGGCGCTGATGGAGAAGGCCGAGTCGAAGGCGCCGACCACCGAGGCGCCCGCGACCGAGACTGCCTCCGCGCCGGCCGCGGAGAAGGCCGACAAGCCGAGCAAGCCGGGTAAGCCGAGCAGCAAGTAGTCCGAGGACTGCGGTGGCTTCCATCTTCGACCAGGCGTTCCGCATCACCGATCTGACGGCGCAGTTCGTCAAGGACACCTACTTGACGGGCCTGACGCTGCTCGGTTCGAACGGTCAAGAGCTTCCGGACTCGTGGTTCGAGCATCATCTTCGAGCCGCTTTCCGGGAGCTCTGCGACACCACGCATATCGACATCCTCAAGGTCGACTACGTGGCGGAGCGTCACGACTACCACCTGACGGACTACGTGAGCTTCGCGTTCCTGAAGCTCTTCCACCTGCCGGTTCTGGAGGTGAAGGAGGTTCGCGCGATGTATCCGACCGGCAACTCGGTGCAGGTCTATCCGAGCGAGTGGGTGAAGCTGGAAGCCGCCGCAGGTCAGATCAACCTCGTGCCGACCAGCGGCTCCTCGATCGTTCTGCTTCAGAACGGTTCGTGGTTGCCGCTGGCCTACGGCGGTGTCTCGCACCTTCCGCACCTGTGGGAGGTGGACTACACGGCCGGCATGGACCAGGACAACATTCCGCTGCTGATCGTGGACACGATCTGCAAGTGGGCCGTCGTCAACATGCTGACCATCATCAGCAACACCGTGCGACCGCTCGGCGTCACGAGCCAGAGCACCTCGGTGGATGGCCTCTCGCAGAGCCGCAGCTTCACGCAGCCAGCCTTCAAGGCGATGCTGGACCAGTACCGCGCGGAGCTTGGCCTGCCGCTGCCGCCCGGCGGCCGTGACCTGGCAGCAGGCCTCATCCGGCAGGTCCGCGACACCTACTACGGCATCAACCTCACGGTGGCCGGCTAGTGGGCGTCCGCACCGCTGGCGGTGTGGTGATCGCCTACGCCGATCCGGCGCAGCCTCCTTCGTCGATCGGCACGGTCGGCTCGCAGGCCAGCGCCGGAGGCGTGGTGGAGTTCGACCGCGACGAGTTCGCGGCACTCATCCGCGGCAAAGGCTACAGCGTCCAGTGGGAGAAGGCCGCGTGGTGTCCGGACCGCCGTGGCGCCTCGCCGCAGTCGCACAACATCGCCTGCAAGATCTGCGACGGTACCGGCTTCGTCTACTACGCGGCCACCAGCACGCTGCCGGACGGCACGCCGCTCAAGATGCTGGTCACGAGCGCCAAGCTCTCGCAGCAGTTCTACGCGTACGGCCGGTGGGACAACGGCACCGTCTACGTGACGGCCATGCCAGAGTACAAGCTGTCCTATTGGGACCGCCTGACGCTCACCGAGACCGAGGTGCGCTTCGCCGAGCTGGTGACGCGCACGCCGGGCACCAAGCTCGACCGGTTGAAGTACGACGCGATCTCGATCGACTTCATCGCGTGGCTGGACCGCAACGGCCAGAAGAAGGTCTACAACGTCGCCACGGACGTGCGGATCACGAACGGCCGCCTGGAGTGGCTGGTGAGCGGCCAGCCGGACGACAACACCCAATACAGCGTCTCCTACAGCTACCGGCCACGCTACACGGTCCTGGACCTTCTGCATCAGCACCGCGAGTCGCCGGTTGGCGGCACGCAGTACGAGTTTCCTGTCCAGGTGATGGCCAAGCTGGACTTTCTGGTGCGCGACGAAGGCAGGGACAGTGCTGCGGCTCCGGATCAAAATCCCATCGCTGGCTAGTCGCAAGGCCGTCGAGCAGGTGATGAAGCGCGTGCGCGCGGCTACGGCCACCGCCATGCCGCAGCTCGGCGCTCTCATGCTCGACCGCCTGACCACGGCTGCGCATCAGGCGCTCAACACCACGGCGCCGGACTACGTGCGCGGCCTTCAGCAGCCCGACAGCCTCGATGTGACGGACAGCGCCGTCACGGTGGTGCTGGTCGGTGCGCTGCCGCAGGCGCTGGAGAAAGGCTTCAACGCCTTCGACCTGAAGGCCAAGCTGCTTCAGCATGCGAAGCACTTCTCGAAGAGCGGCTCGCCGTACGTTGATGTGCCCTTCCGTCACGGTACGCGGCAGGACGCGACGCGCTTGCAGGCCATGCCGCCGGCTGTGATGGCCGCCATGCGGAAGGTCGTCAAGGAGACGGCTCCAGGCGAGCAGGCGCGGCTCCGGATGGTCACGCCGGGCCGCGAGTTCACGCGCAACCTCCGGTTCGGCGACCGCATGATTCCGACGCGCGTGCAGCACAAGCGAGGCCTCTACGACGACATGATCCGCATGGTGAGTCCTGCGACGCCGAACAGCGGCCAGTACCGCACCATCCGCCGGATCTCGGAGAAGAGCGACCCGACGAGCTGGTGGCATCCAGGCTTCCGCGGTGTGCACCTCTTCGACAAGGAGCTGCCGGCAGCCGAGCCGGAGCTGAAGCGAATCCTGGTCGACAACCTGAAGGCGGCCGGCTTCAAGGTCCAGTAGGAGAGCCCATGTTCGATCCTTCCGAAGATTTCACGGTTCCGGAGAACGTGCCGGTCGGTGTGCGGCCGAACGAGTACGTGCTGCGCCAGCTCATCGGCTACGCGTTCCAGAACATCCGCGACAACATCGACCGGCCGGACTTCCTGCTCATCGATGAGCTGTTCACCAACTTCGGCCCGGTGGTGATCGACCAGATCAAGGCGTGGTTCAGGAGCCGCGCACCAGCTCCGGCGCCGGCCATCGCCACGGTAGTGAACTTTCCGCGACCTGACCTGTCGCTGCCGTTCATCGCCTGCGTCAACGGTGCGGACCTGGAGGACGAACGCGCGCAGTTCATGGGCGACTACACCGGCACCATGGAGCCTCCGCGCGAGTCGACCGAGGCCGTGATCCGTGACCTGCGCGGCGTCGGCACCAAGATCACGAACCACCTCTACGTCGCGGCCACGGATGCCGATCTGGTGATCTTCCTGGCGGGCCTCGTGCGCTACATCCTGTCCTTCAACAAAGGCGGCCTGGAGTCGCAGTACGACATCAAGAACCTCTGCATCAACATGCAGGACGTGCAGTGGGACGAGAAGTTCTTCCCGACCTTCTGCTACATCCGGCTCCTGACCGTCACGTACGACAGCCAGTTCGACTTCGCGCTCGCGCCGGCCTCTCGAATGGTCGTGAGCCTCTCGGCGCTCGTGGACGCCGGCTACAACCTCAACGTGCCGGTCCCGTCGACCTAGCGACAGGCCGGTGGCCGTGTAGAATGGGAGGCACCATGGCGAAGAGCTACAGAGGACAGACGTTCATGCCGACGCAGACGCCAGAAGAGGTGGCGGCCGTGCAGGAGCTGAACCAGCAGTACGACAAGGAGGGAGCCGTCAGCCTCGACGTGTACTTCAGCACCAGGAACATCCGCAACGAGGTGCAGCGCGACATGATGCGCGCCTACAACAACGCAGGAAAGATCAAGCGCGCCACGATGGAGGATTGGGACGCGCTGTTCGCCGGCTTCTAGCCGGACGAAAGGAGGAGCCCTCATGTCCAAGCGCGTCCTGTTCAACGGCGCAGTGCTGGTTCGGCCCGGCGCCGCGACGAAGATCGATGCCAGCCAGTTCCAGGACGCCGTCCTGACTGGTATCGGCATCGTCGGCCTCATTGGCGCCGCGGATGGCGGCCAGCCGCGAACCGTGCAGGTCTTCTCCACGCCGCAGGCGGTGAAGTCCTTCTACCGGTCCGGCGATCTCGTGGAGGCGGCCAACCTCGTGAAGGCGCCGTCCAACGACCCGCTCATTCAGGCCGGCGCCTCGGCGATCGTCTGCTACAAGACCAACAACAGCGCCGCGGCGTCGCTCACCAAGAGCGGCACCTTCGTCTACACGTCGAAGGACTACGGCCTCCACACCAACAACATCCAGCTCGCGCTGAGCAACCCACTGGCCGGCAGCGACCGCGTGCTCACCATCAGCACCATCGACGAGTTCGGCCTGCCGGTCACGGAGACCAGCCCGTCGCTCGGAACGGCCGGCAAGTTCACCATCCAGTACGTCGGCGCCGGCAGCGGCTGCACCATGACGATCTCGGCCACGCAGCTCACCACGACCGTGACCGGCGGACCGGGCGGCGAGGCGCTGACGCTGAACTTCAGCGACTATCCGAACCTCGCGGCGCTGCTGCGCTACATCGACGGTCTGGCGGCCTACACCGCCACCAGCCTCATCACCAACGACACCAGCTTCGATCCGTCGTACCTCGACGCCGTCACGACCGTCGACATCCGCACCGCGCTCACCACGGTGTACGCGCGCAACTTCGACCAGTACGACTGGATCATCAAGAACAGCCAGATCATCACCGCCACGCTCACCAAGGGCCAGACCGGTCCGATCGCGACCTTCACCGCCACCGCGCTGGCCGGCGGCACCAAGGGCAGCAGCTCCAACACGGACTGGACCAACGGCTTCACTGGCCTCGGCGGCGTGCGCTGCACCCAGGTGGTGCCGCTCGCCTCGGCCGATGGCAGCGGCTCCGACACCTACACCATCGCCTCGATTGCGGCCGGTCTCGCCAGCCACGCCAAGTTCTACAGCTCGACCGCCGGCCGGTCCGAGCGGCAGGGCTGGATCGGCGTCAGCATGACGAAGACCAACCTGATCGCGCTGGCCAACACCACCAACAGCGAGCACATCTGCCTCGTCGGCCAGAAGGTCAAGGTGCAGCGTGCGTCCGACTCCGCGCTGGTCTACATGCCGGAGTGGGCCTCAGCCTGCATGCTGGCCGGCCTCCGTGCCGGCGCTCCGCTCGGCGAGCCGATCACGCACAAGTTCCTCGCTGTCTACGGCGTCAGCGAGGACGCGAGCTGGTCGCACAACAACGACGCCGACGTGATCGACCTGGACCTGAACGGCGTGATGGTCATCGCCGAGAAGGTCGGCTCCGGCTTCTACCTCGACAAGGGCATCACCACCTACACCAAGTCCGAGAACGACGCCTTCATGGAGGAGACCATCGTTCAGGGCTGGAAGCAGGTCTCCTACGGCCTGCGGCAGGCGCTGGAGGCGCGCTACACCGGCCGGCCCGGCACGCTGGCGCAGGTCAACACCGTGGACGGCACCGTGTCGTCCTACATGGAGAAGCAGCGCGACGCCGGCGCCATCACGGACAGCTTCCAGAACGGCCAGACCATCAAGGCGTACCGCGGCATCACCAAGAGCCTGAACGGCGACGTGCTCTCGGTCGGCTGCACCTTCTCGCCGACGCCGGGCATCAACTTCATCCTCAACACGCTGGTGATCGTGCCGGCGGTCGTGAGCAGCCAGTAGGCTGCGGCAGTAGGAAAGGAGGCTACTCATGCCCGGCACCAAGACCTTCACAGGCGCCCGGTCGTCGTTCTGGTTCGGCGGCGACCAGGTGGCCTACGCATCCGGCTGCTCCGGCAGCGAAGAGATCATCTACGAGCCCGTCGATGTGCTCGACCACATCGAGACCATGGAGCACGCGCCGGTCGGCTACCGCGTGTCCATGAACGCCAGCGTGTTCCGCACCGTCGCGGTCGGCGCCAGCTCCAAGGCGTCGCCCGGCTCGCTGAAGCAGATCGGCCTGTTCCCGAAGTTCAAGGACATCCTGACCAAGGAAGGCGTCGACTGCTTCGTGCAGGACTCCATCACCGGCAAGATCCTCTACATGATGATCGAGACCAAGACGAGCCGGTACGACTTCAACATCACGGCGCGCGGCCTCGTGGGCCAGAACGTGGCCTTCGTCGGCAAGCGCATGATGGACGAGTCGGAGATCGGCCAGTCGTAGTCGACCAGCAAGCACATAGGAGAAGAGCATGAAGACCGCAGAAGAAGTCGCCGCCGAAGCCAAGGAGACCAAGCCGCTGGCCTGTGAGCACCAGAAGCTCATGAGCGAGGCGTGCGGTGCGTGCGAGCGCACTGGCGTCAAGGTGGTGGACGTCACGCCGGAGGGCGAGGAGGCGGCGCAGAAGGCGCGGATCGGTCTGGAGAAGACCTTCCACGTCGAGGTGGAGTCCTACGTCGAGGCCGCACGGTGGGGTGGCGTGACACGCCAGTCCGGCACCTTCACCGTGCGGCGTCTCGACATCGGCGCCAAGGGCCGCATCGGCATCCATGTGGCGCGGCTGAACGGCGGCCAGCCGCTCGACTCCATCGACCACGGCACCTTCCGGCTCCACAACGTCATCGCCTACCTGCGCGAGGCCATCGTGGCAGCGCCGCAGTGGTGGACGCCGGAGCAGTTCCTGGACGGCCAGATCCTCTTCTCGGTCTATCGCGAGGTGGACGCTTGGGAGACCACCTTTCGTCGAGGAGCTGCATCGAAATGACTTCGAGCGGCTGCGCGAGCACGCCGCGGCACGGCTGAAGGTCGACTGGCTGGAGTTCTGGTGGTGCAGGCACTACAACAGGCCGCTCAAGGACCCGCTGCTCCTGAGCTACACGGAAGAGGAGCTGCTGGCCGAGTTCCTGATGCACGCCATCGAGGAGAATCCGATCGAGGCGGTGCCGCGCGAGCAGCAGGACACGGTGCAGTTCCGCACCGGCGATCCGGTGGTCGACAAGTGGGAGCGCCAGATCGCCGGCGGCGGCGCGGTGGACCTGATGGAGTCCTTCCTGCCGGAGGACCGCGAGAAGGTGCTTCGCTTCCTTAACCGCAAGAAGGTGGAGGAGACACCTCCGGAAGGCTTCAGCGACCAGTACAAGGAGCCGTGATGCCGCCAGGATCTGGACCGGGCGTAACGCTCGGAATCGAAGTCGAGCTGGACGAGCGCTCGCAGACGAGCGTGCAGCAGGAGCTGGCGGACCTTGCCAAGGGCCTCGAAGGCGGCAAGGACGGCAAGGACGTGTTCAAGCGTCTGGCCGGCGGCATCGACAGCCTGCGCGGCTCGCTGAAGAGCGTCCTCGATCTCTCGAAGGAGTTCGGCCGCCAGTGGGCCGACAACCTGAAGTCGCTGGAGAAGCAGCGCGACCTGCTGGCCAGCATCAAGGCCAGCGGAGGAGGCGGGGGCAACGGCAGTGGCGGCAGCGGTCCGCTCGGAGAAGGCGACGACCTGACCGAGCAGCCGAATGACCCGCATCCGCGGCGCCGCTGGAACAGCACCGCGGCCGTCTTCCAGACTGGCATCGGCGCCTTCCGCACCATGGAGCGCGGAGGCTTCGCCAATAGCGCGCTCTACCACGCCGCGGCGGAAGTCGCAGGATCGCAGGCGCTCTCAAGGCTCCTCGGCGCGTGGGGTCCTGTAGCGGCCGGCGGCCTCAACTACTTCGGCGAGCTGGAGCGGCAGGCCGAGGACTACGGAGAGCAGCGACTCCAGGTCTTCCGTCATGGCGGTCGTGGTGCACGTGAAGCCTTCACGCGCATGACCAACCGCTCGTCGTTCAGTCCGAACACGCTTCAGGACGATCTCTACCTGACGCGGCCGGAGACGCAGCGGCTCGTGATGGCGCTGAGCAAGCAGACCGGCAACACGCGCGGCCTCGAAACCGCGATGAAGATGGAGGCCGGCTTCGGCCTCGGCAACGAGAGTGCGCAGTTCCTCGGCCTGATGAAGCGCGGCGGCGGAGCCAGCGGCCAGGAGCGCCGGGAGCTCGGCCAGGTCATCGGTCTGTACCTCGCAGAAGGTCTCGACCGCGGCCGTGTCGGCGAGACCTTCCAGATGATGGGCCGCCTCATCCAGAACACCGCCACCGGCAACGTCGACCTGAACCGCAGCGCGCGCACAGCAGAGTTCATCGGCACCTCCGGTGAGCGCTACCGCGGCATGACGCCGGCCTCGCAGGCGATGGCCGGCGCGCTGGAAGGCATGGCGAGCGGTGCCGGCGGACCTGCCGCCAAGATGTTCGCGCTCCAGGCAGCGGGCCTCGGCGCCGGCAAGAGCTACTTCGAAGCCGAGCTGGCGATCTCGCGCGGCATGGACCGGCAAGGCGGCGTCACGGCCGAATCGGTGGTGAAGCGCTACGCGGAGCTGGCCTCGGTACGCCGCGCCTGGATGGAAGGCGGCGAGCCGGGCCGCGCCAAGGCCGCGTGGCTGGTGTCGCAGTTCAGCGGCCAGCCGCAGGCGATCGTCTACGACATCCTGAACCGCTACTACGGCGGCGGCTTTCGCGACCCTGTCACGCCGGACGTGCAGCGTAAGATCGACGATGCGCTCGACAAGACCACGGCGCACGGCACGGACCTGGAGAAGCGCTCGGCCGAGCTGTCGAAGGAGCGCACGTGGTTCGAAAACAACGAGCCGCTCATGGACCAGACGAGGCCCGGCACGCACTCGGAGCTTGGCGTCGGCGTCGGCAACAGGTCGCTCATCCAGAAGAACGCCACCGGCTACCTGGAAGGCGGTGAGGCGACGTCTCCAGGCAGCGGCAGCGTGGACTTCCGCGACAACTATGGCCAGCTTCGCGCGCACGCTCCGGCGAAGGACGAGAGCGGCAACGCCTCGTACAGCGGCGGCTCCTACGCGCACAAAGGCCAGGACATCACGATGCCGCCGGGCAGCGAGGTGCGTGTGCCGTGCGACGGTGAGGTGCGCGCCATCTTCCAGGCCATGCGAGGCGATCCGATCTACGGATGGGGCCTGGAGTTCCGCGGCACCAACGGCGTCACGTATCGCTTCCTCCACCTCGACCAGCGACCGCCGTTCAAGCAAGGCGACCGCCTGAAGGCCGGTACCAGCATCGGCGTGACGGCGCGTCACAACTTCCGCGGTTCGAAGAGCCACCTGCATCTGGAGACCGGCAAGCGCTCAGGAGGCCGCTTCGTGCCGATGGACCCTGGCACGTATTCGCGACCAGGAGCGGTCTCGCGCGAGCAGTTCCAGTACATGCTGCCGGCCATGCAGCCACAGCAGGCCGAGGCGAGCGCCGGCACGGCCCCGGCAGCGTCGGACCACGTGGCGCCGGCTGCTGCGCCGCAGGCCTCGCCTGACCGCCATGTGCTGCCGGCCGTCGAGATCTCGGTCCACGATTCGCGTGTCAACGTGACGCGCAAGGCTGCTGGCCAAGGCGTCACAGGCACTGGCCTCCAGGGCCGGAGAGCGCTGTGAGCGTGCCGCAGACGTGGTTCGACTTCACCACGTGTGAAGTCTTCTGGATCTCGCACGGCGACCAGTACACCGCCGACGCCGTGGAGGCGGCGCAAGGCGACCTGCGACGTCTCCTGAAGCTCATCCAGAAGGCACAGGCCGCACCAGACGATGAGACCGTCAAGGGCGGTCGCCTGCTGCGCAGCCGCGGCCGTTCGGACGTGGCCTCCTGCACCTTCAGCAAGGACATCGACTCGCCGGCTGGAGTCTTCCAGATGGCGCTGTACCCGAACCAGGACTACCTGGACATCATCAAGGCCGACGACCTGATGGTCATCGTAGCCGGCACCAAGCGCGGCGCCGAGCTGGTGGTGTCGGTGTGCTTGGTCGACACGGTGTCGGAGAGCGCGCCGGTCGACAGCGGCACCGAGACGGTGACGGTGCACGTGAACGGCCGCGACCTGGGCAAGGTGCTGGTGGAGACCAGCACCATCTTCGATCCTGCCTTCGGAGAGGTGCAGAACGGCCTCTTCAACGAGAAGTACCTGAACCAGTTCAGCCAGAGCTTCAGCGGCACGCCCGTCGAGATCGTGTCGCTGGTGTGGAACCTCTTCTACGGCGGCGCGACCGGCAACCAGATCGTGGACTCGCAGTGGCGCTTTCCCGGCGCACCGAAGGTGCCGCTGGTCGCGCTTCTGGATCTCAAGACGTTCGTGCAGGCGCCGATGTTCGGCTGCTACATGCCGTCGCCCATCATGCTGGCGGAGCACGGCAACGTCTGGAACCTCATGCGGTCGCTCGCCAACGAGGTGGTGAACGAGATGTTCATCGACGTGCGCGACCTGACGGAGGGCCACGACGCAGCCGAGCGGCACCTGGAGGAAGTGGCCGCGGCGTTCGTGCCGTCCGGCGAGGTGGCCGACCAACAGGATCTGCGCGACCTGATCGCCGACACCTTCACAGCCGGCAACTCGCCTCAGCAGGAGCTGGAAGACCTGACGTCCGTGAGCCGCACGCCGTCGGTCCTGGCGCTGACGTTCCGGCAGATGCCCTACGACACCGACACCTTCGACCTGCTGCCGACGCGGGTCGTCTACGAGACGGAGTGCGACGACACCTCCTTCAGCAAGTCCTCGCACGAGGTGAAGAACTTCTTCCGCATCCGCTCGCCGGTGCTGCCGCCCGTCGCGCAGGAGATCCTGTACGGCGTGCTGATCAACAAGGCCAGCATCATGGCGCACGGCATCAAGCGGCTTGAAGGCGAGACCGCCTATCCGTTCGCCGGCAAGGATCTGTCGCTCAACTACGCTGCCGGCCGCGCGCCGAAGGCCGACCTGACGCCGGCCGTCTACGACTACTACGTGGGCCTGCTGGCGCTGTGGAACGCCTACAACGAGCGCCTGTACAGCGGCTCGATTCCGATGCGGTACCGGCCTGACATCCGTGTCGGCCAGAAGCTCCGCTACATCCGCACGCGCCGCGGCAAGGCGCAGGTCTTTGACTTCTACGTGCAAGGCGTCCGGCACTCCTTCTCGGACCAGCCGGGCGCCAGCCGTTCGGTCATCCAGGTGGTGCGCGGCATCCGGCGCGACCGTGGCGAAGATCGGCCGGAGAGCAACCTGCATTGGGACAGCGGCGGTCCGCGTTACCTGAAGGACGATCGGATGGGTCCGTACGTTAGACTGTCGGATGACGGACTCACACTTCAGGCACGGTGATGGACTCAGGCGAGCACTACGACGGGCATCCGAAGACGGCAGGCCAGTACCAGGTCTCCATGACGGGCCGCCATGCCGACTTCTCGCTGGCCGGCTTGCGCGAAGGCGTGGTGGTGGATCGCCGCTACGTGGACCAGGACGGCAACCGTTCGCGCGTCACGGTGGAGTACGACGTGCGCGACATCCTGACCGGCCAGCGGCTCACTGGCGTGTGGCGTGTGGCAGCAGCGGGTGGCCTGGACGATGGCGACGACCTGCCGCTTCGCGTGGCCTCCAAGACGCTCGACGGAAAGCCGATCACACGCTACACGCGAGCCGACAACCTCGACGGAGACCACGTGGTCTTCGGCTTCATCGAAGGCTCGCGGACGCGCGCCGTCATCCTCGGCGTCCGGCAGCATACCGGCGCCAAGTACGGCGCCAAGGCCGAGGACGGAGAGCGCCGCTTCAGCACGCACAAGGGCACCTCCTGGCTGGTCGACAAGAGCGGCAACGTGCAGGTGAAGCACAAGAGCGGCGCCACGCTCGTGATCGACGACGAGGGCAACATCATCGGAACGCCGGCCGACGGCAAGAAGTTCAAGGCTGGCGGCAGCGGCGGTGAGCCGGCTGCGCTCGGCGACAAGCTCACGGCGCGGCTTGAAGCGCTGGAGAGTCGGATGTCGACTATCTCCTCGCACACGCACGAGGTGGCCAACGCAGTAGCGACGGCTTCCGCTGCGCTGGTCAAGCTGCCCATCGTCAATCCGCCGAACGTCAAGGCGCAGAACAGCGAGAACAAGTGATGGCCACGCGCGACGACTCCGAAATGGTCGGCACGGCTCTTCCGCCGCTGGAGAACTACAACAAGGCGTTCAGCTACGGCTTCTTCCTGGAACGGCCGGATGAGCGCATCACGATGGACCAGCTCACGAACGACCCGGAGCGGTACATCGAGCTGGTCCTGAATCCGCAGCAGCTCACGTGGCGAGAGCCGGTCGCTACCAAGGTGCGGATCACGCAGGGCGGCGGCAAGGTCATCGAGTCGCGCGGCGGCGTCATCAAGCACGGCACCGTCTCCGGCACAACCGGATACCTGCCGACCACCAGTCCTGAAGTCAGCACGGCTGCCGCGGTCTCTACGCAGCCGCAGCGGTCCGGCTACGCGGACTTCTACAAGCTCCGTCGCCTCTTCCGCATCTTCATGGAGGAGCGTCGCCTGAAGGGCACCGACGCCATCAAGATGCACTTCATGGACTACAAGGCCGACGAGTTTTGGCTCATCGAGCCGAGCGAGTTCCAGATGCCGCGCACGTCGAAGCGGCCACTGCTCTACAGCTACAACATCACCTTTGATGCCATCGAGCCGTCCTACAGCCCGAAACTCCTCGTGAGCGTGACGCAGGACGATCCGACCGCGCTGGAAGGCGGCGTCGATGCCGCGGTCGACAGTCTCACGCGCACCAACTCCGGAGGCATCGCCGGACAGGAGACGGCCGGCGGGTCTGCCATGCAGCGCCGCGCAGTACGCGCGCAGTACGTCAACCGCCTCCAGCAGATCCACCAGATGGCGGCCTCCTGGACGGCCAAGACGAGCGGCGTCGTCAAGCAGTCCTTCCAAGGCGCCATGGCGTGGATCGACGGCGCGATCGGCATCCTGAACCTGCCGGGCGACTTCGCCGGTGTGGTGGTCACCACGGCCATCACGTGCTTGAAGCAGCTCTCCACCTCCATCCAGGGCGGCTTCGACGCCGTGGACCGCTACGCCGAAGAGAACATCAAGATGGAGGCCAACGCCTACTGGCTGGAGCTGCGGCGCATCAACGACCAGCTTCAGGTCATGGTGGACAGCCAGCTCGTCAACACGGCGGGCAGCAAGTTCGCCGCGGCGAACGCGCGCTACACGGAGCAGCGTGGAACGGCCGGCAACCAGAGTCAGGCCGTGGAAGAGCCAGAGGACTCCGATGGCCAGTTCAGCGTCAACCCGCTGCTCGGTCGTGCAGGCCTCGGCCTCGTGTCGGACATCCAGGCGCTTCAGCAGCTCTCCACGGTCTCGCCGGAGATCATCATGGACGGCGAGGACATCTACTCGCTCGCGCAGCGCCTGCTCGGGAGCTCCATGCGCTTCATGGAGCTGGTGGTGCTGAACGACCTGGAGGCGCCGTACATCTTCAACGATCCGATGGCCAAGCCTCCGAACACTCTCGCGTGGGGCGAGTCCATCCTGGTGCCGGCGCTGAAGACGAAGCCAGTCGAGGTGGACAGCACCGCTCCGGAGCCGTCGATCGAGAGCTACAGCGGCGCGTTCACGGACGTTGTCGGTCTGGTGCTGGAAGATGCCGAAATGGCGTTCCGGCCCGGCGCGCTCATCGGTATGACGCTCACGGTCACGAGCGGTCCGGCTTTCACGTCTGGCGACAACCAGCGGATCGTGGTCGACAACACCGAGACGACCGTGACGGTCGGCCGTGACTGGAGCGACGCTCCGTCAGCCGGTGACACCTACACGCTGCACCTGGAGACCTTCACGCTGCGGCGCACTGTGTCTCCGGAGGTGGCAGCCTTCGGGCGCGACCTTCTGGCGGTGCCGGTCAACGATGGTGCAGGCCAGATTCGCTACAACCTTGCGCTGAACGCGCTCAACGACCTGGCGATGGTGGAAGGCGAGGAGTGCTTGTTCCAGCGCCTCGCGATCCTGATGGGCCTGGAGCGCGGCACGCATCCGATCCACAAGCAGGTCGGCGTGCCGCGGCCTCTCGGCCGCAAGGTGGATAGCAGCAGGCTCCTCCTGTACAGTTATTTCGCCCGTCAGACCTTGCTAGGAGATCCGAGCGTGGCTCGCGTGATCAATCCTCGGTTCGTACAAGCCGGCGACACGATGTCGTTCCAGGCCGAAGTGCAGCCGGTCCGCATCAAGGGCGCGAAGTTCTTCCAGCACGCCTTCTAGCGCGAGGAAGCCATGCCGACCGTCCTCAAGTTCAAGACCTTCCCGGAGATCCTGGCTGACAGCTTCGTCAGCATCCGCGCGCTCCTCGGTTCTGGCCTCGCGCTGCTGCCAGCGCAGGTGCTGCGCTCCATTCTGGAGGTGACAGCACTCTCGGACGCGGAGCAGTACGTCCAGATCGCACGTCTGCTCGACCTGTTCGCGCTTGACGAGTGCAAGGGCGACGACATCGACCGCAAGGCGCGCGACTACGGCTCCGACTTCTTCAAGGATCTGCGGCGGCGTCCGGCGCGCACGTCGATCTCGAAGATCTCGGTTTCCGACGGCACGCTGCTGAAGCGTGCCGTTCTAGCCGCGGCAGTACAGAAAGGCGCCACCACCTTCACGGTGCCGGCCGGTACTGGTTCGCCCTTCCCGACTTCCGGAGCGCTCGTCCTGGAGCGCGGCACGGCGCGCGAGGAGCGCATCGCCTACACGCGCCTTAACGACACCTTCACCACCATCGAGCCTGCGGCCTTGGCGTTCCCGCACGCCATCAACGGCGAGGTGCTGACAGTTGCCATCCAGTCCTACATCACGGCTGGCGTCGGCATCGGCGCTCTCAGCGTGACGCTGGCCGCCGGTACCGGAGCGGCGTGGCCGGCCTCGGGCAACGTCATCCTGGACCGTGACAACGCGAACCGCGAGAAGCTCGCCTTCACGCGCGTCGGCGACGTTCTGACCATCGCGGCGACCACGTTCGCACACGCCATCAAGGCGACCGCCATCCTGTCGACCAACGGCAGCGACCGTGCCATCGCATCCGGACTCACGTGCTACGCGCCAGCCACTACGGCTGGCAAGCAGGTGACGTTCCGCATCAACGACGCAGGGCCGTTCTCTCTCCTCGATGGCGACTACGTGTCGAGCCTGATTCCGGTCGAGTCCGACGCAGTAGGAGCTGCCACGCTGGTCGGCGCCTCCACGATCTCCAAGTGGACTTCTCCGCCGTTCGTCAACGCGACGGTGACGAACCCGCTGGCGGCCACGCGCGGCGCCGACCGCGAGAAGGACGATCCGTACAAGGCGCGCATCAAGGCCTTCATCCAGAGCCTGTCGCGTGGCACTCCGCTGGCGATCCAGACGCTCGTGACCGGCCTCTACGACGAGACGTCCAACGCCGAGGTGGCCTTCGCACAGGTGGTGGAGCCGGTGGCGCCCGGCACGTCGATCCTCTACATCACGGACGGCACCAGCGGCTTCACGCTGGACCAGCAGGTCTTCGCTGGCCGAGACGTGCTGATCCGTGATGCCACGGCCGGTGACAGGCGCGCGAAGCTCTCGAAGTACGGACCGTTCCAGAAGGTCATCAGCCCGGACAATCAGCGCACGCCGCGGCTCTTCAAGAGCAGTCTGGCTGGTTCCGCTACTAGCGTCGGAGCGAACTACCTGGAGGACACCTCGCTCAGCATGAATCCGGGCGACTACCTCAACTACTACCTGAAGACCGACGACGACCAGTTCTTCCAGATCACGGGCAACACCGGCATCCGGTTCACGCTGAACGCTGGAGGCGCTACGCCGTCGCTCGGCTCCTACTCGGTCTTCGACTTGAGCGCCACGCCGCTTGCGCCGGACACCGATTACATCTTCAACGAGGCGACCGGCGACCTAGAGCTGGCGGTCGCGCTGGCGGCGCACCATGCGCTCGTTGCTGCGGATGACAACAACACGCTGGTGGGGGCCTACACCTACACCTCCGGTCTCGGCGCGTACGTGCAGCGGAAGGTGAACGGCGATCCGACGGACTTCAACACCTTTCCTGGCATCCGCGCGTCCGGCACCAAGGTGCTGGTGGCGGTGCCAACCGTCACGTCGCCCGGCTTCGTCATCCAGGTGGTGGCCGCCAAGGGCTTCACCGATGCGCAGCTCGCGCCGCTCGTGGAAGCCGCGGTCACCAACTACGTCAACAGCCTCGGCATTGGCGAGGACATCGTGCTGGCGAAGATCATCGGCCTCGTGCAGGCCATTCCCGGAGTGGCGGACGTCTACATCCTGTCGCCGCTCGCCAACGTGCCAGTGCCGGATGGCCAGATGGCGCGTGACCCGAACGTTCAGGTGGCGTGATGGCAAACTTCATCGACAGCGACGTGCTGGTCTCTCCGATCTTTCCGAAGGACCACATCAACATCGTGCGGCCCGGCCTGGAGAGCTACTACGTCGACGGTCCGGACTGGAACACGCTCGTTCAGTCCGTGAAGGACATCCGCAACCACCTGTACGGCGCGAGCGGCGGCGGTGGCAGCATCCAGGGCCGCTTCTACGGCCTGCTGCAAGGCGCGGCTTCGCCTGCGCCTACTGGCGTCGTCAACTACCTGTGGCTCGACAACACGCAGAAGCTGAAGCTGCGGCTGGCGGATACCACGGATGCGGTGGTGAAGCTCGGGGACACTTCGCTGCCGGCGGCCTACACCGCTGGCGGTGCTGGACCGCAGGTCATCGCCATGAGCGGTGCCAGCGGAGCTGTACTGCTTCGCGACGGTACGAGCCCGCTGGCCGGCACGCTCTTCGGCATCCAGAGCAACAACGGCTCCGTGAAGTACCTCGACATCACCGACAACAACACGCAGCTCTTCACGTCGTCGGTGCCCAACTCCGGCACCAACGTGGCGCACAGGTTCGATACCACGGTGGCGCTCGCTGGTACCACGCTCCTGATGGACTTCCGCGTCAACGGCGCCACCGTGGCCTCTATACCGTCGGTTGGCACGCCTGCCGCAGCCGAGCACCTGACGCGTGCGCAGGATGTCGGCTTCGGCCAGCTCGTTTGGGGAGCTCGCGCCGCTACAGCGGCCGACACCACGGCCTACTACACCTCGCCGTACTACGGCGACGCTGCGCCGACCACGACCGAGTACAAGATCAAGATGGTGCGGGCCGGCCTGCTCCGGTACCTCTACGTGACGGCTACTACGGCTCCGTCCACGCAAGGCGTCAACTTCACCGTGCGCAAGAACGGCGTCGACACCTCCATCACGTGCCTGATGGCCGCTGCTGGCAACTCGGCGTCGGACATTTCGCACACCGTCACCTTCGCGGCCGGTGACGAGATCTCGCTCAAGCAGCAGGGCGTGACCGGCATCACAGGCGCCGCCGCCGGCATCATGGCATCGCTCGGCTACACGCTCTTCTAGTAGACTGGTCCTGTTCGCAGGACAGCCCAAGGAGAGAGACCATGCCGAACCGCTACATCAACCTCGTCGGCCTGCCGAAGCAGGTCGTGTACGTCAACCCGGTCACGCGGCAGCCGTACCGCGTGACACGCGATCCGCAGAGCGGAGTCGAGCAGCCGCTGGAGCCGGTCACCTTCTGGACCTTCATGCGCGCCTCCGTCATGGCGCTGCCGCAGTGGGGTGCCGGCTCGCACATCCGGTCCGCGGCGGCCATCCACGCGGCGCTCGATAGTGCGGAGGAGATGCCGGACCACTACATGGTGGTGCTGCCGGAGGAGGACTGGATGCGCCTCGTCGACGTGCTGGACCGCAGCCAGGGCCTGCCGAACGTGCCGATGGCTCTCGCGTACCAGCTCGTGCGGTTCATCGAGGCCATCCGCGAGGCGCGCACGACGCCTCCGGAAAGACTGGTGTAGCCGATGGCACGCCTCTCAGCGCCGCTCGCGTTGCCGCTCGGCGGCGATCCGGACAGCTTCAAGGCCAAGCAGCTCCGGCGCATGATGCCCGCGCCGTACGACGCGCGCCTGTCTGGAGTCCTCGGCAAGCTCCTGACCGTCATCGGTGCGGCCGACAACGAGATCGGCGGCCAGTTCGGTCAGCGAGACTTCCTGCCGGACGAGCAGCTCTGAGAGGCGTGCTGTGGCAACTACCCCGCTCTCCGTCATCCAGGCCGCCAAGGCTTCCATGCTCACCGAGTCGGCCGCCGACAAGTGGCTGACCCGGTGTGGCCAGAACTACGGCGTGCCGCGCTCCAAGCTCGTGAGCGACGACGAGATGTTCCGGCGCATCGTGCAGGTGCTCGGCTGGCAGCCCAAGATGGTGCTGTCGACCGTCTACTGGCTCATGCAGGCCGTCTTCGGCTCGCAGGCAGACCTGGTGGCTGCGAGCAAGCGGCCCTGGCGCATCTACGAGGTGGTGGCTAACGAGCTGGTGATCGAGGTGCCGCTATCGCTCATCAGCACGTCCAACGCCAACGCGAGCTACCTGCACGGCACTGGAGGCTTGGCCGACAACTCGACCATCGGTGGCGCGGGCCAGCCGGCCTTCCAGACGCGTGGTGACATCCTGAAGTACCTGCCGGCCGGCGCGTACAACAACCTGACGGTGCAGATCGAGAACACGCGGGGCAGCGGCGTCTTCACCAGCTACACGCTGCTGTCGGTGTCCTACAACGCAGGCACCAACATTTCGACCGTCACCTGCACGGCCAACCTCGCCGCGCTCGCCGGCAACCAGTTCTACATCGACGTGCCGGGCGACGATGTGACCAGCTACCGCGGCGACTATCTGGCGCCGAGCGCACTGGAGGCCGCTGGTGGCGCCAATCCGCCGGTGCAGGACCGCGTTTACTTGTCGGGCGACGGTCCGATGGAGATCGTGACGTACTACCTCGACCTTCTGGTTCTGGCATCAGGCATCGCGCTGCGGATCGAGCGCGTCTAGGAGAGCGGCATGGCCACCGGCGACGTTGTGAATATCAAGCGGCCACGGTTCGACGCGAACGAGCGCCTCGACCAGCCCGACGCGGAGGCGCTGAGCCAAGCACCGCGGCTCCACGATGACGCGCTGACGCGCGAGGTGCTGGTGACGCCGAAGGCTACCGCAGGCGCACCGGTCGGCATCATCTTCACCGGTGGCTCCGTGACGGCCAATCCGAGCGGGCCGTCCGACGGCCTGCTGCGCCTCAACACCGAGCTGTTCGTGGCGCTCGATGCCAACGGCCGCGCGCTCGTGAAGCCTGCCGGTACCACCATGCAGGTCGCCATCGCGGGCGGCGGCTCGCAGCAGGTCTACGCCTACTACACCGAGGACCAGTCCGACAACGCGCTCCGGAGATTCGTGGCGCCGGCGTCGCCCTACGCCGAGAGCGCGGCGGCGATGAACACGCGCTTCGCAGCCAACATCGGCCTCTACACGCGCGCCGGCAACGCAGCCTCGATCGTCACCGAAGCCGTGATCGGCGGCCAGACGGTACCGCTCGTCTTCCTGTGCCTTGCGTCCAACGCTGCTGGTGTGGTGACGCCCGACCTGACCAGCACTACCAACCGGATGTCCAGCATCACCGCCGCGCCGTCGCTGCCCGCCGGACCGACGGCCAACGGCGACATGAAGACGCTCCACGACATGATCAAGGCGCTGGCCTACATGGTCGGCCAGGTCGTGTGGAAGAACAGCGCCAACCTCGCGCCCGGCAGCTCCAACAACTACGGCGCCTGGAGCGCGCCGCCTACTGGCCTGGATGCGCTGAACGATGCCGTCGGCCTGCTCGGTGGCGACAATATGTTCGGCACCGGCGTGCACGGTAGCGCCACCATGGACGGCGGCACTGGCGTCACTGGCTGCTCGCTGTCGACGGGCAACTACACGATGCTCGGCGACCTGTCGTTCCAGGACCTGACGATCAACACGACCGTCACCCTCTTCACCAACGGCTACAGGCTCTGCGTCAACGGCACACTGACGCTCCTCGGCACGGCCAAGATCGACAACAGCGGCATCGACGCTACTGGCGCGACCGGCGGTGCCATTCCGGCCAGCGCTTACGTGAACGGCGGCGGCAACGTGAACGGCGGCGCGGCTACCAATCCGGGCGGCAACTCGTCGCTCGCGCAGGCCGTTGGTGGCGCTGGCGGTGCTGGCGGTGGCGGAACCGGCGGCATCGGCGGCACCGTCACGCACACTGCTCCGACCGCACAGGAGGGCAGCTTCTACCTGCCGATGAGCCTCTACACCGGGCAGATCTTCGGCACCACCGGCTCGAAGGTGGTGCATGGCGGTAGTGCCGGCGGCGGTGGTGGCGGTGCTGCCGCAACCAACAGCGGCGGTGGCGGTGGTGGCGGCGCGGGCGCCATCTTCATCTACGCCAGGAAGGTGGTCCTGTCCGCCACGTGCGTGATCTCCGCGAACGGCGGCCGTGGCGGCAACCAGACGGGCGCCGGTGGGGGCGGTGGAGGAGGCGGCGGTGGCGGACCGATCGTCTTCTTCTATCGCAAGTCCACTGGCGCGGCGGCTCCTGCCGCGGTCTGCGTCGCCAACGGCGGCCTCGGCGGAACCGGACAGGCGAACGGCGCCAACGGCAGCGCCGGACCGATCATCATCCAGGCCATCTAGAACCGCGCTCAGCTAGTATGGAGCGACAAAGGAGCCGCCCATGAGCACCTTCCTCGGAACACCGGTCAACCAGAGCGCAGCGGTCGGCAACATCGGCACAGCGATCACGCGCGTGGACATCAAGGACCTGAACGGCAACAAGACGTTCGCGCGCCGCATCGAGATCCAGTGCACTCACGCGTCGCAGGATCTGTTGGTGTCGTTCGACGGCGATCCCAACTTCATCAGCGTTCTGCACGGCGCTGGCGTCCGCGTCTTCGAGGGCTACTTCAACTTCATCGCCGTGAAGGCCAGCGGCGCCGGCACCACGTGGGAGTGCCTCGCCTACGTGTCGCGCGTCTCGTAGGCCATGCTCGCAGAAGCCGCCTCTACACCGCTGCCGAACGTGACGGTGCTCGGCAGCGGTGTCTCTCCAGGCACAGCCGCTGTGGCCGGCTTTGTTGTGATCGCGCTGTACGTGTTGTGGCTGGTGTCGCCACGCATCCGCGATTGGGCGAAGACGCCGCCTTCACCGCCTCTTCCGATCGTGTCGAAGGAGGACATCCGCGACATCGTTCAAACGGCCGTCAAGGCGGTGATGGACCAACTGCCCGGCGTGCTGAAGCTCACGACCGACAAGGTGCATGACAGCACGAGGCGAATCGTCGACCAGGAGCTGGAGACGCTGCGCACCGTGACGGGCTCCATCCATCAGGTGGTGGCTCAGCTTCAGACCGCGGTATCGACACTGGTGGCGGGTGAGGATCGCGAAGCGGCGACGCTCAACAACATCGATCGAGGCCTGACGCACATGAACCAGAGCCTGAACAGTATGGAACGCACGCTGGCGGTTCTGGACCGTGAGATCGAAAACCTCATCAGGGGAACAAAATCGTGAAGCCAATGCAGCGGAGAGCTTTGACCGGCCTGCCGTTCTTCGTGATCGGCTGGCTCGCGGTGATGGCGTTGCTGGATGTGATCGCACGCGCCGGCCATTGACCCCCGTAATGCCAGCACCTATGCTGGCATGGCCGTGTCGAAGGTTCTCATCGAGATTCTGAGCAACGTACGGTGTCGCGTCAGCGACGTGCCGAAGATCGTCCTGCGTCAAATCGACGATGCGTTGGCGATGCCTGTAGAAGGCGCCTTCCACACAGGTGCCACCACAGCGAGCGGTGGTGCGTGGGACGGCAAGCGCCACTTCTTCGATCCGGAGGCCGGCACCTTTCCGCGTGGTCTACTGGCGAAGGTCAAGGAGCTGCTCTTCCAGGCCGGCCTGGAGCACGAGATCCGGGACCTGCGCGAAGGTGTGCTGCCGCCTCCGAAGGTCTCGCGCCTGAAGGTCGACATGCTGGAGGGCGTTCGCTTCGAGAACGAGTACGCCTACCAGCTCGATGTGGCGCGCGCTGCGCTGGAGCAGGAGTGCGGCATCCTGTGGCTGGCCACCAACGGCGGCAAGACCGAGGTGGCGTGCGCCATCATGAAGGTGCTGCGCGAGTGCGTGACGCTCTTCATGGTCGGCAAGAAGGGCCTCCTGCACGACGCACGGAAGCGCATCGCCGAACGGCTCGGCATCGCCATCCAGGACATCGGCATCATCGGCGACGGCCGGTTCAGCCCGCAGCACATCACGGTCGCCACGGTGCAGTCGCTGGCCAAGGTGCTGCCGCGGAAGGCCGGCACCGGCCGCAAGCCTCTGCCGCGCGCCAAGCAGGAGCGCATCCACAAGATCAAGCAGTACCTGCGGAGCGTTCAGCTCCGCTTCTTCGACGAGTGCCACCACACCAAGAGCCGGAGCTGGTACAAGGTCGGCCAGCTCTGCCCGGCGCAGTTCCAGTACAACTTGTCCGGCACGCCGTTCGGTTCTGGCAACGGCCTCATGGTGGAGGCGTCTTCTGGACCGGTCATTGCGCGCGTGAGCAATGCCGAGCTGATCGAGCGCGGCGTGAGCGCGCGGCCCGTCATCGTCATGACGGAGTGCGCGGAGCCGTACATCGAGCACCAGACCGGCATGATCTACGAGGACGTCTACAAGGAAGGCATCGTCACCAACACCTTCCGGAACAACCTCATCGTCGAGGACATCCTGTACCTGCTGCGCCGCGGCCTGCCGTCCCTCACGTTGGTGCGCGAGCTGTGGCAAGGAGACCTGGTCTCGCAGATGCTCCGCAGCCACGGCGTGACGCACCGGTTCCTGCACGGCCAGTCGCACCCATCGGACATCGTCGAGAGCCTGTCGGCCTACGCAGAAGGACGGCTGAAGGTGCTGATCGGCTCGTCGATCTTCGATGAAGGTGAGACCAGCGCTTCCGGCCTGGAGGGCGTCTCCTGGATGCCGAAGATCCGCGGCCTCGTGGTAGCGGATGCCGGCAAGAGTCCGCGCGCCACGCTCCAGAAGGTTGGCCGTCTACTGCGCCGCAAACGTGATGGCTCCAACACGGCCGAGCTGTATGACTACGCGGACTGTACCCACAAGTGGCTCGCGCGGCACGCGCTGGAGCGTTTGAAGATCTACGAAGAGGAAGGCTTCCAGGTCATCACGCGCGAGCCAGGAGAGCGGCTCGACCCGGTGCGTGTGGCCATGCGCGAGCGGCTCCGCGAGCAGCACGTCCGCCGCCTCGTCGCTGTGCCGTCGGCAGCGTAGCTCCTCGGCGGTCCGACCTGTGGACAAGCCTGTGGCGATGTGGACAAGCAGTCCGCATGCCAGCATGACAGCATGCGCGACCGTCAATGATTCCGCGCACCTGGATGCCAGCATCAATTTTCCATTGACTGCCGACAGGCGAGCGAATGACCATACATCGCACCTATGGTCACTTCCTCGACGGAGCAGCGATGACAGCCGAGATCGACAAGCTCGCGGCAGGGCTGTGCGACCTGTACAACGACATGCTCGTTGCGCGGATCTTCCAAGGCGCTGGTGTGGTGTTCGACAGCTTTGCGGACCTGACGCCGACCTACCAGCGATACTTCCGAGAGGCCGCACGCTCTTGCATCGCTTCAAAGGCCGAGCCGCGCGAGTACGTGATGGCGCAGTTCGCAGCCTTCGAGCGCTACGGGCGCTTCGCCAAGGCCAAGCGGCAGATGCTGCCGCAACCGAACCAGCTCTTCGGTCTTGGCGCCATGGCGCGGTACGCCGAGTGGAGCGCCGCGCAGGAGAAGAGTCGGCGCAGGCGGCCCGAAGCGCACGCGGCGCAGCTCAAGCAGCACTTCCGCGAGCAGCGCAAGCTCGATGGCCTGTGCCGTCACCGTAGGCTGCCGGAGTCCGAGGTACTGGCCGAGTCGCCCGGCGAGTTCACGCCAGACTTCCTGCGGCACAAGAACGTTTGGCACTTCGTCAAGGAGCTGTACCGCCGTCAGAGCGCTGCCTAGTGGCTCCGCTCGCTCCGAGTGGAACGCGCAAGAAGCAGGCGACGTTCACCTACGACAAGTCCTTCCAGCTCAAGCTGCTGCGGGTCCTGCATCAGGATCCGGACTGGACCTGCAACACCGGCATCCTGCTCACTGGAGACGAGTTTGAAGGCCGTCTCCGGAAGTGGCTCGGCAAGACGATGCTGGACTACGCGCGTCGAGAGGGTCACTGCATCAGCGAAGACGCGCTCCGCATCATCCTGAAGCGCGACCAGAAGCCACGGCACCAGCGCAACCGCCGTACTGGCCAGCTCATCACGGACCACACCGGCAAGCCGAAGGTGCTGCCGCCGCGGCTCAACGAGGAAGACGAGCCGGAGCTGCA